CATTGCTCACAAACATGTATGGGCGGCGGGAGCGAAGCGAGCGTCGAAGGGGTTACTGACGGACAAGGTTCATGCGACATGATGCGAAACAAGGTTCCATGTCGGGAAAAGGGGGAAGGGGGAGCTGAACTATCCGGCAGGGAGACAGTGCGTCAGCAGTACGGAAATACTTTTCAAAAAAATTTTTGCAAAATAATTTCAAGGGCTTATCTTCGGTTTATGCAGCGGGGGAGAAACAGCCTGTGGATTCACAGACGTGTACGCTTTGCAACACCGAGCTATTACTAGATCAGTTTGAGCAATACCCGAGCGGCAAATGGCGCAAGCAATGCGAACCATGCCGCATGAAACATAAATCACGTAAACGTCACATGGTTATGGACGGGTCTCCCGAAGCCTACCTGCGGCAACTGGTTTCAAAGCTCAAGTACAACAGACAGAAGACACATGACTGGTCGCTGACGCCAGAAGACATAATTGACATCTGGAACAAGCAGAAAGGTCGCTGCGCGATATCGGGGGTTACCCTTACGCATCATCTGGATGGTTCTGGCGCTAAAGAATTTAATGCCTCAATCGACCGAATAAACAACGATCAGGGATATTCACAAATGAATGTGCGTCTTGTCGCGTACCGCATCAACATTATGCGGCACACATTATCGACAGACATGTTTTGGTGGTGGGTTAAGACTATTCACGATCACTCTTGTGAATAAATATTAGTACAGGTAATATAACAGTATGTCCGACTATACCGCCGCTTATGCAATAGATGGGCTTCTTGAGGCTCTGGTTGGTGTTGGACTAAGAGAAAGCGGCCATGAAGTACTTGTGTACGACGCCGCACGCGTTGAAGAACTATTAGAGAGCCGTGGTGCAGAGCTCTCACTGTGGGCGTTTATACAGGAGCTAAATGTGGCTAGCCTGGGTGAACGCGCACCTATGTTTGTTTGGTTGGACGACGACTTACGGTATGAGCTCAAAAGCGGAACTTCTGGAGGAAGGTATCGACTCCATTAAAAGGGATGTTGACCTGACCCACACAGAGTTTCAAGCACGAATGCCTTACATGGGCCTGGCCCATGGGACATTGACTGTGCAGCAGGAAAAGCTGGTCATGCTCGTAGCATCAGGTATGTCGATTGCCGCAGCCGCTCGTGGGGCAGGGTACAAGTCCTATGATGCGGCTCTGAAAGCCGTCCGTCGACCCGAGTTACAGAAGGCTTTGGATTATTTTCGCGAGCAGGCACGGGAAACCGTGAAGTTCACGATCGCCAATGCTCATGGCATGTACATGGAAGCATACTGCGCTTCTGCCAATGCCACGGAAATGAAGAACACCACTGATTCCTTGGTCAAGCTGCATGGATTGGTGCAGCAAGAGCCGCAGGCTCAGGTGAACGTGCAGATCAATGCAACTGCGAAGCAGCTGGAGCGCCTATCCGACGAAGAGCTGATAAAGATCGCAGGCAAAGATACGACTTACCTAGAGCCTTCGGTTAGTGATTGAGATCGTAAAAAGAGAGTGTGTCTGCTGCAAGACTCTGCAGCCGGAGACTCTGTTTGCAAGTGATACGGCAGACGAGTGTGTTTATTGCTTAGCTAAAAAATCAGAAGCTTTACCAGCGCCACAAGTAGCACCAGAGGTAGAAGCAGCGCTTCAGGAACGGAAGGAGGAAGAGCAAAGCCTTGAGCAAAAAGCAAAAGCAGAATTGGCGCTACGCATCCTCACAAGGAAAAGGCTTCTTCCGTTTGTCGAGCGGTTTAACCCCGATTACCAAGCTGGTTGGGTTCACAAAGACATTTGCCAGCGCTTGGAGCAGTTCAGTTGTGACGTGGCTGAAAAGAAAAGTCCACGCCTTATGCTCTTCATGCCACCTCGTCATGGGAAAAGTACCCTGGCGTCAGTGGCGTTCCCGGCTTGGCATCTGGGCCGCTATCCAGACCACGAATTTATATCTTGCTCGTATTCAGGTTCGCTTGCGATGGGCTTCAGTCGCAAGGTCCGTCAGCTCCTTCGAGAGCCCACGTATAAAACGGCTTTCCAAACTCGCCTCGACCCTGACAGCCAGTCTGCAGAAGCGTGGCTTACTACTGGAGGTGGTGGCTACGTCGCTGCTGGTGTGGGTGGCGGTATTACTGGTAAAGGCGCACACATCCTTGTCATCGACGATCCGGTAAAAAACCGTGAAGACGCTGAAAGCCAAAATAATCGCGATGCTAACTGGGACTGGTATACGTCTACTGCTTACACGCGTCTTGCTCCTGGTGGTGGCGTACTTGTCATTCTCACTCGCTGGCATGATGACGATCTGGCTGGACGGCTCCTCAAGGCAGGTTCCGAAGGCGGCGATGAATGGACCGTCGTTAAGTATCCCGCCATTGCAGAAGAGGATGAAGAGTTTAGAGAGCAGGGCGACGCGCTTCATCCTGAGCGATACGACGTTAAAGCTCTCAAACAAATACAAAGAGCCGTGGGACCGAGAGATTGGTCGGCCCTCTATCAGCAGAATCCGGTCGCGGACGACGGCGACTACTTCTCGCGCCAAATGATTCAGTACTACGACAGAGAAGACCTCGACTATAACCAGATGCGGTATTACTGCGCGTGGGACTTAGCCATCGGTAAGCGTGACCGCAACGACTTTTCCGTAGGGATGGTTATTGGCGTGGATGAGCGCGACTGCTTGTACATCATTGATGTTGTGCGGGGTAAGTTCGACGGCTTTGAACTGGTAGAGCAGATTCTTGATCTATACGAGGCGTGGAAGCCTAGCATCGTCGGCATTGAGAAAGGTCACATCGAGATGGCACTGGGGCCGTTTTTGGAGAAGCGCGTCAGAGAGCGCGGCTTATATGAGGCGTACTTTAAGGACCTGAAGACGGGACGACGGGACAAGGAAGCCCGAGCCCGAGCCATTCAGGGGCGGATGCAGCAAGGCATGGTGTTCTTCCCCAGAGATGAGGACTTTACCGGGCCGTTAGTCGCAGAACTGTTGCGGTTCCCTAACGGTGTACATGACGACCAAGTCGACGCGCTGGCGTGGCTTGGTCTAATGATGTCTGAGTTTTCGACATACCAAGCGCCAGTTGTGAAGCCACCTTCGTGGCGAGACCGGCTGGAACACATGGTACGGCCCATGCGGGCCTCCAAATCAGCGATGAGTGCATAACATGGCAAATCATAAATCACTGTCACGGATGACGGCGGCTGAGCAGCAAGAGGTGGCTTCAAAGCAGTGGGACCGGTACATCCGAGCGCGGGATAACGGGCACCTTGAATACATTGAGATGGCTAAGAAGTGTGATGCCTTTTATCGCGGCGACCAGTGGGATTTGGATGACCTGCACGCGCTGGATAACGAAGGCCGTCCTGCCCTGACCATCAACACGATCCTGCCTACGGTGAATACGGTTTTGGGCGAGCAGTCCACCCGCCGAGCTGACGTGCAGTTTAAGCCACGGCGAGCAGGTGAGGCCGAGGTCGCCCAGACGCTTACTAAGCTGTATATGCAGATTGCTGATAACAATAAACTCGACTGGGTCGAGCAGCAGGTGTTCAGCGACGGCTTGATCCTCGACGGACGGGGATATTTCGACGTTCGGATGGACTTCAGCGATCACGTTGAGGGTGAAATTCGCATTACCGCAAAAGATCCGCTCGACATCTTAATCGACCCAGACGCTAAGGACTCAGACCCAAAAACCTGGAACGAGGTGTTTGAGACGAAGTGGATGACCCTCGACGAAATCGAAGAGCTATACGGTAAGAAGAAAGCAGAAGAGCTGCGCTTCATTGCTGAGAACGGCGCGGGGTTCGGACGGGACTCCATCGAATACGAAGAGAACCGGTTTGGAGACACTGACTCTGTAGATGATTATTTCGGCGCAGGCGTACCGGGTGACGACGAGTACCGTAACGTGCGGGCACTGCGCGTCATCGAGCGCCAGCACAAGCGCATGACTAGGGTGGACTGCTACGTCGATCCCAACACGGGGGACCAGCGAGATGTGCCAGAGAACTGGTCTGACGCAAAAGCCAAGAAGTTCGCCAAGCAGTACGGGCTGGACATCATCAGTAAAGTGAAGCGGCGAGTAAGATGGACCGTAACTTGCGACCACGTCGTGCTTCATGACGACTGGAGTCCCTACAACGATCTGACAATCGTACCGTTCTTCGCCTACTTCCGCCGTGGCCGACCATTCGGCATGGTGCGGAACCTGCTGTCACCGCAGGAGCAGTTGAACAAAATCGCCAGTCAAGAGCTGCATATCGTTAATACCACAGCTAATAGTGGCTGGATGGTAGAAAGCGGGTCGTTGGTTGGCATGACTGCCGATGACTTGGAGGAGCACGGCGCTGAGACAGGTCTGGTTGTTGAGTACAACCGTGGCTCTACACCACCTGTCAAGATTCAGCCAAATCAAATTCCGACCGGCCTCGATCGCATCAGTCAGAAAGCCGCGCTGAACATAAAGACCATCTCGGGCATCAACGACAGTATGCTCGGCTCCGACAGTGCCGAGGTATCAGGGGTCGCTATCCAAGCCAAACAGAACCGTGGCGTGGTCATGATTCAGGTGCCGCTAGACAACCTGCGAAAGTCACGGCAGTACCTAGCGGAAAAAGTACTGGACCTTATTCAGTCCTTTTACACCGAGCAGCGCATCATCATGGTCACTGATGAAAGTGACCCGCTGCAGCCCCGTATGCCTATGGTTATTAACGAAATGACGCCGGAAGGCCGGATTATCAACGATCTCACGCTAGGTGAGTACGACGTAGTAATTGCTACAGCGCCAGCCCGTGACTCGTTTGATGAGGTGCAGTTCGCAGAAGCACTTAACCTCCGTCAGGTCGGTGTCGCCATACCAGACGACGCGATCATCGAATACAGCCACCTTGCCAAGAAGGGTGAGTTGGCTAAGCGCATCCGCCAGCTTACTGGTCAGGAGCCACCAACTCCCGAGCAGGCAGAAGCCATGGCCATGCAGCAACAGATGGCAATCGCCAAGTTGCAGCTTGAAATTGCTCAGCTTGAGGCAGACGTGAGGAAGACTCAGACCGAGGCCGCGTTGAACGTCGCCAAGGTTCAGGACATGGCTGAAGTTGAGCCGCAGGTCCGCGTCGCTGAACTGCAAGGGAAGATGCAGATGAAGGAGCAGGAACTCATGCTGCGTAGAGAGCTTGCCGCTCTCACTAATCAGACCCGCCGAGACCAGTCAGAAACTAATGCTGCTACTCGTATGGCCGCAACTGCTATGCAGACTTCCGCCAAGAAACAGGCGGCACGTCCCAAGCAGGCTGATATCCCAAACTTTCGTAACCCCCAATAGGAGATTGCCCCATGGCGAAGGAAGAAACCCCAAAAGACCAGTTTGAACAAGTTTTCGACGTAATGCCCGGTGCTGATAAGGACACTGAAGTTGTTGAGGCACTTGATCTGAACTTTGGTTTAGGTGATGAACCGGTAGAAGAGCCAGTTGCTCAACTCGAGGAGACCGAAGAGGTAGAAGAGGTTGTTGCTGAAGCCGAAGAAGCAGAGGAAGAAGCTGCGGAAGAGGAGCCTGTAGCCGAGGAAGCTGAAGCGGCAGTTGCCGAAGAAGCAGAGCCTGAGCCCGCCCAGGAGCCGTCCGTTACTAAAGACGGAAAGATGGTGCCGAAATCTCGGCTAGACGAGGTGTTGCAGAGAGAAAAAGCCCTGAAAAAGCGGCTAGAGGACATGAAAAAGGCTCAAGAACCACCTGCAGATGCCCCAGAAGCTTACGATTTTGCCGCTAAAGAGCGCGAGTACATGAACTTGGTGCTTGATGGCAAAGAAGCAGAGGCGGTGCAGTTGCGTCAGGAGATCCGAACTGCAGAAAAAACGCAGATTGAGTTCGAGATGGGTCAAAAGATGCAGCAAACCGTGTCACAAAATGCACAAGCTACTGCGTTACAAGCTGCTGCAAACGAGTTGGAGGCAAATTTCCCGGTTTTTGATCAGAATTCTGCCGAATACAACGCGGATTACACGCAAGAAGTCATTGATTTGCGCGACGCTTTCATCGTGCAGGGCTTCGATGCGGTCGATGCGCTGTCTAAGGCGGCTAATTTTGTCATTAAAGATCACGGTTTGGCTGAAGAAGCGCCGCAGCAGTCTACCTTGACGCAGTCTGCTGCACCGGTGCAGGACGAAGTTGCCAAAAAACGCGCCGAAGTAAACAAAAAGCTCAACGCAGCGAAGTCGCAACCGCCGGAATTGCCTGGTGAGAGCTCTGCTGCACGCGGCGAGAAGGCCCTGGACATCAGCACTATGACGGAAGACGAATTTAACGCGCTTCCAGAAGCAACTATCAAACGATTACGAGGAGATCTCTTGTAATGGCTAAAGAAAAAGACCCCCGACTCGCAAGGGCGGGGGTGTCTGGGTTTAACAAGCCCAAGCGCACCCCCTCTCACCCGACCAAGT